AGGCGTGGCTGGAGGATCGTAGCTGCAAGCTGCCCAACGACGACGAGCTGCTGGCTGACCTGACCGGCATCCGCTACGCGTTCACGTCCTCTGGGAAGATGGCTGCCGAGAGCAAGGACGCCATGCGCAAGCGTGGCCTGCGCTCGCCTGACCTTGCCGACGCCGTGTGCCTGACGATGGCGTCAGACGCGGCAACGGCCCTGAGCGGGCCGATGTCACGTTGGCGTGGCGCGATCAAGCGCAACCTGCAGGGGATTGCTTAGGGCAATCGCCAGTAGCCGTAGACGCAGCGTTTGCCGCCTCGCGAGCAGTCGTGCGTGTCTTGGATGACGCCGTCGATCACGGCAACTGCGTGGCGCGACACGTTGCAGACCAAACGGCCTGACGGCAATTCGTCGGCCTTGAGGTGGGTGTTGCAGCCGCTGCCGATTTGCATGGTGGCTGTCCAGACGAAGCCAAGCTCAAGCATGTAATCCTTGAACCACTTGCGTGTGGTATAGATGCCGTTGCGCGCTGAGCGTGAACGCTTGGCGGTGCGGCTAGACGCGCGCTGCGTGGCGTTGCCTTCTGCGAGGCGATTGTAGACTTGCTGGTATGGCAAGTCGGCTGCGATTGCGATGGCGCGGCAGACGCAGTCGCCAGCTTTGCCTTTGTAGCCTGCGGCCTCGCGGCCACCGTCGTTGTATGTGAAGTTTAAGTTAGTCATGTTGCCCTCCCGAGCGTTGCGGGGCCGCAGCCCCTGTTGATTTATACCTTAAGTTAACACAATGTTAACATAGGTACAACCCCATAAATGCAGATATTTGCATTTTTCTGAAAAAAGTTTACCCTACCCCTACATGGACAAGCGCTCCTGCTCGCGCTATCTATACCTCAAGCGAGTTTCCTCCCTGTCTCGCGCACCTTGGCCCCGCCGCGCACCTCCCATTGCGCGCGCGGGGTTTCTTTTTGGCGTTTTAATGTTATTATGCTGGAAGATATAACGGAGGTTACGATGCCAAAAGTTGGATCGAAGCACTACGCGTACACGCCCAAAGGTATGGCGAAAGCCAAGGCCGCCGCCAAGAAGTCTGGCAAGAAGGTGTCATACGCGAAGAAGAAGAAGTGATGTGGACGGCGCTGCTTTTGCTTTGCAGCGTCGAGGGTAATTGCTTTTCGTTTGGCAGCCCTGTGATGCAGAGCGAGAGCCAATGCATCCAATCCATACCGAACGGGCTGGAATACGCGCGGCAGATGTTTCCTGCGTACCGCGCAACCGATTACAAATGCGTCCAGTGGGGCGAAGGAGCTTAGATGGCTAAGGGTTTATACGCAAACATCCACGCAAAGCGTAAGCGCATTGCTGCTGGGTCTGGCGAGAAGATGCGCAAGGCGGGCAGCAAGGGCGCGCCCACCGCGAAGGCGTTTAAGAAGGCCGCGAAGACCGCGAAGAAGAAATAGCATGGCGCGCACCAAGTCAGAGAAGATCGCAGCAGCGAAGAAGCGCCACGGGTTCACGGCGGTGAATAAGCCGCGACGCGGTGGGCCGAAGAAGTTTGAAGTGCTGGCGGTTGAGGGCGACACGGTAAAGAAGGTTAACTTTGGCGACCCCGCCATGTCCATCAAGAAGGATCAGCCCAAGCGCAAATCGTCCTACTGCGCACGCTCCGGCGGCATCAAGGGCAAGTCGAGCAAGCTGAGCGCCAACTACTGGTCGCGCAAAGCGTGGGATTGCTGATATGGAGCAACTTTTTAACTTCTTCAGCAACGGCCAGCAGCGCCGCACCGCGCTTGACGAGCTGTTCGCTGGCTTAGAGCGTTACGTTCCACCAAACCTACGCCCAGCGGTAGAGACGGTCGCCGAGATGAACCCCGTGCAGGGTCAGATGAACGCGATGACAGCAGGCGGCGTTGTCTTCGATCCCGACCAGACTGCGGATGCGCGCAGGCGCGCTGCGGTTGATATGGGCGTCGAGATGGCGCTTGCACTGACGCCTGCCGCTCTGGCTGCACGCGGATACCTGACGCCCATCCAAGGCGTTATGGAGGGGCTGCTTGGCGGCTCGCCCGCGCAGCAGCAGATCGCAGAGGACGCTGGCAAGCTTGCAGCAGACGCGTCCGGCTTGGTGCGCTCAGCGATCCAGCTCGATCCCGACATGCTAGGCGAGATATTTCAGCGATCCGGTGAGGCGCGCTCTGCTGGCGCTGCGTCAAGAGATGCGCCGTCTGTTATGAAAGCGTATCATGGGACGCCACATGAATTTGATCGTTTTGATATTACAAAAATTGGCACTGGCGAAGGGGCGCAAGCTTATGGACATGGCTTATATTTTGCAGAAAACGAAAGAATTGCGAAGCACTACAAAGACAAGTTAACCGGCATGAGATCAGGTGCGGTCAATAGAATACTAGACCGACACAATGGCGACATTGATGCTGCGATTGAATACACTAAAGGTGAAGTGGCAAGATTAGAGGCTTTGCCAGATAGCGCTGGAAGCAAAAAGCAAGCGTTTATAGGTATAAACAAAGACGCTTTAGATGACTTGCAGCACATTGCTTCTGGCGGCGAGTTGCGCTCCGGTCAAATGTACGAAGTTGATATTAGTGCGTCGCCAGATGATTTTGTAAATTACGATGCGCGTTTGGACGAACAAAGTGATTTAGTTAAAAGCGTCCTTGGAACCGGCGAGGAGGTGGCTGGGGCAAGACTCAAGCGTGCATATGACAATGAGCTGTTTGGTGGTGATATGATTGGACAAGATCGAGCCACACCCACTGAGGTTTCGCAAGGCTTGTTGGATAAAGGTATCAAAGGCATCCGCTATCTTGATGCCAGCTCACGCGGGATGGGCTACAAAATTAATTTGTCACGCAAAGGCCAGCCTTATGAAACAGAGCCGATTGAGGTAGGCAGCCGTAGAGAGGCAGAAGCGTTGGCCAAAGATTATCAAGAAAAAGGATTTGATACAAACATTGAAGCAATCGGAAATAGAAACATGGTTGTTTTTGACGATAGGCTTGTTGAAATCGTGCGCAAGTATGGGATTGCTGGCGCTGCAGCGCTTCTTGGGGTATCATCAGCGGATATTGAAGGCGCTTTAGCTCAAGGGATGCCAGATCAGCGAGAAAAAGGATTGTTAGACTAATGCCCATAACAACATACGCAGAGCTGCAATCCAGCATAGGCGACTTCCTTGACCGCGATGACCTGACGAGCGTCATCCCGACGTTTATTTCGCTGGCCGAGGCAGACATGAACCGCCAGATACGCCACTGGCGTCAGGAGAAGCGCGCCAACGCCAACATTGATACGCAATACAGCGCCGTGCCTGCCGACTTCTACGAGGTCATACGGATGTATATCACCTCCGGCAACACGCAGCCGCTTGAGCTTATGAGCCAGTTTCAGCTGCTGGAGCGCAAGCAGCGCACGGCCAACGCAACATACGAGCCACGCTACTACGCGATCACGGCTGGCGAGATTGAGGTGTTTCCCGTTCCCGATGGCACATATGCGACGGAGCTATATTACTACGCCAAGATCGGCGCGCTGTCTGACAGCAACACGTCTAACTGGCTGCTGGAATACTTCCCCGACGCGTATTTGTATGGCGCTCTATCGCATTCTGCGCCGTATCTAAAAGACGATGCGCGCCTGCAAGTGTGGTCATCTTTGTATGCGAACGCGATTGGTGGTATAAACGCAGACAATGATAAAGCGAAATTCGGCGGGTCTGGTCGCCGCATGAAGATAAAGGCGTATTGAGATGAGCTTCACCAACACCTTCGAGACAACCGTTCTAACATGGTCGTTTACCACCGACAGCGCGACACGCCCGACCGAGTGGCACACCGCGCTATACACTGTTGCGCCTGACGATACTGGCGGCGGCACAGAGGTATCTGGCGGGGGCTACGCGCGCCAAGCCACGGCGTTCACCGTGTCAGGCAACACGGCCACAAATAGCGCCGCTGAAGAGTGGCCTGTCGCCACGGCAGGCTATGGCACCGTTGTTGCTGTGGGGATCTTCGATGCGTCATCTGGCGGCAATCTACTGGCCTACGCCAACCTGACCGCCAACAAGACGATTGACACGGGCGACGTGTTCCGCATTCCTGCGGGCGATCTCGACATCACGCTAGACTAATGACGTATCGCAGCGGCTACGGGCGAAGCACCTACGGCAGCTACAACTACGGCTTGGACGGCGCTATCATTGGCGCTGCCTCCATTGTTGCCGTCACGTCTGCCACCGCCGCCGCGTCTGTGCGCGTTCGCGGCGCTGCGTCGATCATCGAGACGGTTACGACCACCGCGTCTGCTGCTGATCGCGTTCGAGAGGGCAGCGCC